AAAAAGCAAATGACTAAAAAACAATATAACGAATATCAAAGAAGAATTAAAGAAAACATTTTTATGGGACAAGTTATTAAAAAATGGAGAAAAGAAGGTAAAAGAGTAGAGGTTAATCCACATTCTCCAAAACTTAGAAAGTTTGTAATAGGATAATGTCTAAACGATCTATAGAAAAACTAGCAGATAAAATTATCAGACTTTCACCAGAAGAATCGCAACAGTTGAGCTTAATTATAAAAGCTAAGCTATTGCCTGAAATGGCGAAGAAACAAGCGGGGTTATTAGAACAAGCAGCGAATAATCCTAAGATGGCACAAATGGCACAACCACGTGGTGGTCAAATGCCTATGCCTACTACAAGAGATGCTGCTATGAGAGGATTATTAAGATGAGTATACTTTTGGGAAGAGCAATTGGCTTAGCAGCTACAATAGGCAAAGGAACTAGAACTATAGGTGCTAAAGTTAAAAAAGGAACAGATAAAATATTTACACCTTCTAAAACAGGTTTTAGCTATGGAGCAAGAAAAGGTAGTTTTGCAAAAGACTTAGCTGGAGAAGTACGAAGAGAAGGTAGATTATTAAGAAAAAATGTTACATTTAAAAATGTAGGTAAGTTTGGAAAAAAAGCATTTTGGGATTATCCAATTACTACTGGTGCTGGTATAGGATTAGGTTTTCACTTTGCATCATCTAAGAATAATAAAAAAAAGAAGAAAAAAGTTTAGGAAGACAGAAAGGTAATATGAAAAAGAAAAAAAACAAGAAGAAAAAAAATCAAAAGAAAAAGAAGAACAAAAAGAAGAATAAGAAAAAAGGGAGATAGAAAGGTCAATATGCCCAAAGTCGGTAAAAAGAAATTTAGCTACACGAAAAAAGGAAAAGCTGCAGCTAAACGATATGCTAAAAAGAAAAAGAAGAAAGTAAGATACTAATATGGCTAAAAAAGATAAAGGCGATTTTATGAGCAGAGCTGGGAAAATAACCAAAGAAGGTTATAGAAAAACAGCTGATGTAACTCGTAAAGGAGCTGGACAAATTGCTAGAAACTATAAAAGATATATAGGACCTTCTGCTAAGTTAGCAAGAGGTATAGGGAAATTAGGCTTAGGAGCTGGTAAACTAGCTTTAAGATTTCCAGGTACAGGTTTAGCTGCGACTGGTTTATACTATGGTGCTAAAGCACTTGTCAAAAAAGGCGAAAGAGTTGCTAGAAGATCCGCAACAAAACAATGGCACAAAAGAGATCGATTTGGAAGAACAAGGTGGTATTTGTAATGAGTAACGAAGAACAAAAAACATATGAAAACGAAGGCGGACTTCACAATAAAGAAGAACAGCCTAAAGAAGTTTTATACCCTATAAAATCTAATAAGGGTGGGAAACGTGAAGGAGCTGGAAGACCATTAGGTTCTAAAAGTCTTAAACCTAAATGGAAGTCTATGGATGAAATGTCGATTAAATATCAACATTCACCTTTAGATTATATGTTATCTGTGTTAAATAATCCTATGAGCTCACCTGAGAGAAAGATGTATGCTGCTGAAAAATCAGCTCCATATATCCATCCTCGGTTAGCTTCTTCAACAGCAAGAATAGGATCAGATGAACCAATCGAAATCAAAGTCCAATGGCAAAAAGATTAAGCGAATTGAAATTCCTTATAAGCCAAGACCTTATCAATTAGAAGTTCACGATAATAAAAAACGATTTAATGTATTAGTCTGTCATAGACGATTCGGAAAATCAGTATTATCCATTAACGAATTAATTAAAACCGCAGCAGCAAAACCCAGAGCTCTGCTGGCTTTCATAGCTCCTACCTATAGACAAGGAAAATCTATAGCTTGGGAGTATTTAAAATTTTATACGAAACCTCTAATGTATTTTGGAGGTGCAAGGAACGAGACTGAATTAAGAATAGATTTATTTAACGGAAGTCGTATTCAAATATTTGGTGCAGATAATCCAGACAGCATCCGTGGAATGGGATTCGATGGAGTGGTTATGGATGAATATGCAATTATGTCACCTAGGGTATGGACAGAGATTGTTCGACCCGCTGTTTCAGATAAATTAGGATGGGTAATGTTTATCGGAACTCCAATGGGACATAATCAATTCTGGGAAGTCTATGATTACGCCCAACGAGGTCATAAAGACTGGATGGGTAAAATCTACAGAGCCTCAGAAACCAAGGTGATTCCAGACGAGGAGCTGGCTCAGGCACGTTCCATAATGACTGAAGAGCAGTATGAACAAGAGTTTGAATGCTCTTTTACTGCAGCAGTCTCAGGAAGTTATTACGGAAGATTAATAACGAAAGCCGATAATGATGGAAGAATCGGCTCCGTGCCTGTGGATAGTAACGTAGGTGTAGAAACGTGGTGGGATTTAGGTATAGGTGACTCAACAGCAATTTGGTTTGCTCAACGAGTGGGAAGAGAAATACACCTTATTGACTATTACGAAACTTCAGGAGAATCTTTAGCACATTATGCGGATAAACTTGAAGAAAAAGGATATGCTTATTCTAATCACATAGCTCCACACGATATAATGGCTAGAGAATTAGGAACAGGCAAATCAAGAATGGAAGTTGCTAATGAATTAGGTATTGATTTTGAGGTAGCTCCTAAGTTAGAAGTAGATCATGGAATTGAATCTGTGAGAAATATTTTACCACATTGTTACTTCGATAGAGAAAAATGTAAAATAGGATTAGATGCCTTAAGACAATATCGAAAACAATGGGATGATAAAAATCAAGTGTTTAAAAATAAACCTCTACACGATTGGTGTTCCCATGCAGCTGACGCATTTAGATACGGAGCTGTTGCAGAACCCATCGATATGACGGAGTGGAATAAACCAATTAAAGTAGATACGAAATACATAGTATGAAGAAATCAGAAAAAGAAATATTAGCAATATTAGGAAAAGAATTACATAATGCTTCTGGATTTATTGGAGGCGAATTAGTTGCTCGAAGGAAAAAATCCTTAGAGTACTACCTAGGAATGCCATTAGGGAACGAACAAGAAGGTCGTTCTCAAGTGGTTTCTAATGATGTATTAGATACAGTTGAAAGTCTCATGCCATCTTTAATGAGAATCTTTACATCAGGTGATAATGTATTTAATTGTGAAGGTGTTGGACCAGAAGACGATGAAATGGCACGTCAATGTTCTGATTACCTTAATTATATTTTTTATAAAGAGAACAATGGATTTGTAGCTCTTTATTCTGCATTTAAAGATGCATTGATCCAAAAGAATGGAATCTTAAAAGTTTATTGGGATGATTCTCAGAAAACTGAAAGAGAAGAATATACAAGATTAACGGATGATGAGTTTAATGATCTTGTTGCAGATCCTCAAGTTAAAGTTAAAAACCATTCAGAATACGAAGAAGCCATAACAGATGATCGAGGTAAAGAAATTGATAAAATTGCTTTACACGATGTAGTGATTCATAGAACAAGATTATACGGACAGGTTAAAATAGAACCAGTTCCTCCAGAAGAATTTTTAATTGAACGTAGATGTAAATCTATCGATTCTGCAAATTTTGTATGTCACCGAACAACTAAAACAAGAACAGAACTCGTTGAAATGGGTTTTGATAAAGATCTTGTAGAAGGTTTACCTTCAGGTGATGCAGATTATTTTACAGAAGATAAATTTATCAGACATCAAAATATTGATTTATCTCACGGAGCATCCGATGGAGATAAAAGCACAACAGATATTACAGTTCATGAATCCTACATTAAACTCGATGTTAATGAAGATGGAAAAGCAGAGTTAGTCAAAATCATTACCGCTGGTAGTGGTACTGGAAAAATTTTAGATATAGAAGAAATTGATACAATTCCATTTATATCCATGACTCCAGTTATTATGCCACATAGATTTCATGGCAGATCTGTGTCGGAATTAGTAGAAGACATCCAACTTATTAAGTCTACTGTTATGAGACAAATGTTAGATAATATGTATCTAACAAACAATAATAGAGTTGCAGTTCAAGATGGTCAAGTTGCAATGGATGATCTTCTAACTAATAGACCTGGCGGAATTGTAAGAACAAAACAACCTCCACAAAATGTAATGATGCCTATTCAGGCACAACCAATTACAGATCAAGCTAGTGGAATGTTAGCTTATCTAGATTCTGTTAAAGAAACTAGAACAGGAGTTACAAGACAATCCCAAGGGCTTGATGCTGATACCTTAAACAAAACAGCAACAGGGCAAAATCAGATTCTAACTCAATCTCAAATGAGAATGGAGTTAATTGCACGTATCTTTGCTGAAACAGGTGTTAAAGATTTAGCTTTAAAAATATTTGAATTGGTATGTAAGTACCAACACAAAGAAAAGATAGTCAGAATTAGAGGAAAATACATTCCTATGAGACCTTATGAATGGAAAGACAGAGTTAATGTTACTGTTCAAGTAGGTTTAGGTACAGGTTCTAAAGAACAACAACTAATTTTATTAAATGCAATCTTAGAAAGACAGATGCAGGCAATAAACTTACAACAAAATGTCTTTGGACCTATGGTAAACCTTAGAAATGTATACAATAGTTTAAAAAAATTAATAGAAAATGCTGGATTGAACGGAATTGAGCCATATTTTATGGATCCTGACGTTGGTGCAGCACAAATGCCACAACTTCCACCTAAACCACCTACTGAATTTGAAAAAGTTACATTAGCTCAGGTTCAAGGTGAGAATCAGCGTGAACAATTGAAAGCTGAAGTAAGATTAAAAGAAGTTGAAGGTAGAATGAGACAACAATTGCTTGATTTTGAGATAAAAATTAAAGAATTAGAACTTAAATACGGATCTAAGATAGATGAGCTTGAACTTAAACGTAGAAGTATGTTAGAAAAGGCTGATCTCGAAAAATCTGGAGATTTAATGAAAGAAATAGTAAAAGGACAACAACAATTCTTTAACGATGGACAAGCTAGAAACACAAATACGCCAGGGAAAGAGAGCCCAGGTGCTGCTAAACGATCCCCTGCTTAAACAAGCATTTGAAGATCTTTTAGAAACATATAAAAACGAAATTTTTAATACGAATTTTGCTGACGATGAAAAACGTAGATCCCTTTGGATGGCATATAATATGCTAGATAAAATCAGAGGGCATTTACAGACAATCATGGAAAGCGGAACACTAGCTCAAAAAGATCTTGAGCTTTTAAATAAGAGCTAACCTATTCTAGGAGCTCGTTACACGTCAACCAACAAGGAGGAACGTTACATGGCACAAGAACAAACAGTTAAAGGTGCAGCTGAAAAAATTTCAGGATTACTGAATCCTAAACAGGACAATCAAGTACCAGAAAAAAAAGAAGCAGCTCCTTCAGAGCAACCTGAAAAGATCGAACAGGAAACTTCACAAGAGAGTCAATCAAAGTCTGAAGAAACTCCAAAAGAAGTCGCTACTGAGAAAACCGAAATCGAAGAAGAAACGCAAACAGCTACAGAGGAACCCGAACTCCACCGAGTTAAAGTTAGTGGTCAAGAGTTAGAGGTTACCCTCGATGAGTTGAAAGCAGGTTATTCACGAGACTCGGATTATAGACAAAAAACTCACACTTTAGGCTTAGAGA